ACGGTGCGATGCAGGAGCAGATGGCCGACATCATCCGCGCATTCCGCGATCTGCCTGGCCGCCATGTGTACATGAGCGCCAAGCTGGAGAAGACGCAGGACGAGATGGGACGGGTGCTGTACTCGCCATCGATGCCTGGCAATAAGACCGGCCAGGCGCTGCCCTACTTCTTCGACGAGGTGCTGGCCCTGCGTGTCGAGAAGGATGGCGATGGCAATACCCAGCGTGCGCTGATGTGCGACAGCGATGGCCTCTGGCTGGCCAAGGATCGCAGCGGCAAACTGGATGCCTGGGAGGCACCTGACCTGAGCGCAGTCATTGCAAAGATCGGAGGCAAAGCATGATGCACGCTGACTTGAAAACACTCAGCGCAGACTGGTTGCGCTACAAGACCGAAGAGGGCAAGGCCACGGCTGAGCGCCGCAAGATCGAGGACAAGATCGTCAAGTTGCTGGCCTTGGCTGAGAACTTCGAGGGCACCGAGACTGCGGAGCCAGAAGGCTTTGTTGTCAAGATCGCTGGCCGCATTGACCGCAAGGTCGATAGCGACAAGCTGCAAGAGCTGGCCGCCGAGCATGGCTTGACTGAGCATCTGGCACGGCTGTTCCGCTGGACGCCAGAGATCAACATGGCGCTCTGGAAGGCCGCAGACGAGACCATCACTCGCCCACTGGCAGACGCAATCACGGCCAAGGCTGGCCGCCCATCTTTCAAAATCACCATCAAGGAGTAAATCATGGCTTTTCTTGGACAAACCTTTGACGCAAACGAATTGCCGCAAGGCAACGGTGGAAGCTATGCACCACTGCCTGAAGGCAACTACAACGCCAACATCACGCAGGCCGAGCTGAAGGACACCAACGATGGCACAGGCCAGTACATCAAGATTCGCCTGGACATCACAGGCCCAAGCCACCAGGGCCGAGTTGTGTTCTCGAACTTGAACATCAAGAACGCCAATGCCAAGGCCGAGGAAATTGGTCGCCAGCAACTGGGAGACATCATGCGAGCGATTGGCTTGTCGAAGGTGACTGACACCGACCAGTTGATCGGCAGCAGCGTCAACATCAAGCTGGCGATTCGTGCTGCACGCACGGATGAAAAGACCGGCAAGACCTACGAGGCCAGCAACGATGTAAAGGGGTATCGGGCAATTAATGGTGGAACAGCGCCAGCATTCAAGCCAGCCGCACCTGCAGCATCACCTGCCGCCCAGGCAGCACCAGCCAAGGCAGCACCGCCCTGGCTGAAGAAGTAAGCAAGAAAAAGCCCCAGGAACCGTGAGGAACCTGGGGCAATGTGGCAACTACAGGAAGGAGACGGGAACCATGAAGATACCCGAAGCAAATCATAGCATCCAAGGGCTGATTGACAAAGCACATGAGGCCAAGGCCGAGGTGCCCAGGCCGCACATGGGCTGCAGCCAGCTCGGCCATGTGTGTGATCGGTGGCTGTGGCTGAGTTTTCGCTGGGCTGTGCAGCCCAAGTTTCCTGGCCGAGTCCTGCGCCTGTTTCGCAGGGGCCAGATGGAAGAGGAAACCATTGTCAGTGACCTGCGAGCCATCGGCATGGACGTGCGCAGCACAGGCAGCGCACAGAGCCGTGTTGACCTTGGCTGCCATGTGTCAGGCAGTCTGGACGCCATCATCGAGTCAGGAGTGCCTGAAGCGCCCAAGAAGCGCCATGTGGCTGAGTTCAAGACGCACAGCAAGAAGTCATTTGATGATCTGGTGAAAGAAGGCGTCGAGAAATCAAAGCCCGAGCACTTTGTCCAGATGCAGCTCTATATGCACGGCACCAAGATCGACCGTGCCTTTTACCTGGCCGTCTGCAAGGATGATGACCGCATCCACACCGAGCGTGTGCGTTACGACAAAGAGGTGGCCGAGAAGTACATCCAGCGAGGCCACAGGCTGGCCACAGAGGATCGGATACCGCCTCCAATCAGCACAGACCCGAGCTGGTATCAGTGCAAGTTCTGCGATGCGCATGAGTTTTGCCACAGCACCAAGACCACCGAGCATGTGAACTGCCGCACCTGTGCGCATAGCACGGCCACCAAGGCCAGCGAGTGGCACTGTGCCAAGTGGGATGCTGTGATCCCGGTGGATGCCCAGCGCACTGGATGTGAAGGACATGTCCTACATCCTGATTTGGTGGCCTGGCAGCGCAAGGATGGGCCAGACGAGTGGACGGCTGTTTATGAGATCAATGGCACGAATGTGGCCAACGGAGATCCTGAGCAGGAAGGCGTGTTTGGTTCTAAGGAGCTGCTTGCCAATGCTGCTGCCTGTGCGGATAAGGGCTGGACGCAACTGCATGACCTGCGCAAGCAGTTTGGTGGGAGGATTGTGGGATGAGCCAGATTCCTATTGACAAAGGCGTTCCGCTGCCTCTGAAATTTCCATTCGACAAGATGGAAGTTGGCGATAGTTTTGCCATCCCACAAGATGTAAAACGTCCGACTATAGCCGTGTACGCAAGGCGCTACGGTGACAAGCACAACATGAAGTTCGTGACTCGCAAGATGCCAGACGGCACGATCAGATGCTGGAGGACGCAATGAGCAGAGACGACATCATCCGCATGGCGCGTGAGGCTGGGATTGTTGTAACCGGCGAGGCGGTTTGGAAGTTGTGCGAACTTGTCGCCGCTGCCGAGCGCGAGGCGTGTGCAAAGGTGTGTGAGGACAAAAACACTTTGTTGGCTTGGCCGACATACGCCGCCGCAATCCGAGCAAGGAGGCAAGATGCTGCGTGACTACCAACAGCGAACCATCGACCAGCTTTATGCCTGGTTCGAGGCAGGCCACTCAGGCAATCCCTGTCTGGTGCTGCCCACAGGATCAGGCAAGAGCCACATCGTGGCCGCGCTGTGCAAGGACGCGCTGCAGAACTGGCCAGAGACCGTGGTGCTGATGCTGACGCATGTCAAGGAGCTGATTGAGCAGAATGCTGAGAAGATGCGCCAGCACTGGCCAGGCGCTCCGATGGGCATCTACAGTGCCAGCATCGGCAAGAAGCAGCTCGGAGAGCCAATCACATTTGCTGGCATTCAGTCGGTGCGAAGCAAGGCCAAGGAGCTGGGCCATATCGATCTGGTCATCATCGACGAGTGCCACTTGGTCAACCACAAGGACGAGGGTGGATACCGCAAGCTGCTGGCCGAGTTGAAGGCAATCAACCCGAGCCTGCGGGTCATCGGTCTGACAGCCACGCCTTACCGCCTTGGGCATGGTTTGATAACCGACAAGCCTGCCCTGTTCGATGCCCTGATCGAGCCTGTGAGCATCGAGGAGCTGGTCTTCAAGGGATACCTGGCCAACCTGCGCAGCAAGGTCACCAGGGCCAAGCTGGATGTAACTGGCGTGCACAAGCGTGGGGGCGAGTTTATTGAGGCCGAGCTGCAGGCAGCCGTTGACACCGACGACAACAATCAGCGGGTAGTGCGCGAGGTCATTGAGCTGGCTGGAGATCGCAAGGCCTGGCTGGTGTTTTGTACAGGCGTCAAGCACGCACAGCATGTAGCCGAAGTCCTACGTCAGCAAGGCGTGACCGCTGAGTGCGTGACGGGTGAAACTCCGAAGAAGGAACGCGAGCGAATGCTGACAGAGTTCAAGGCTGGCCGCCTACGCGCACTGACCAATGCCAATGTGCTGACCACTGGGTTCGACTATCCTGACATCGACCTGATTGCCATGCTGCGCCCGACCATGAGCGCCAGCCTGTACGTCCAGATGGCAGGCCGAGGCATGAGGGTCAAGAGCCACACCGATCACTGCTTGGTGCTGGACTTCGCTGGCGTGGTGGCCACGCACGGGCCGATCACCGCAGTGCAGCCGCCGAAAAAGGCAGGCGATGGCAATGGCGAGGCACCAGTGAAAGTCTGCGACAACTGCGGTGAGCTGTGTGCCATCTCGGTGGCCATTTGCCCTGCCTGCTTGCATCCATTTCCTGAGCCTGAGCGCAATAAGCTGGAGCTGCGCAACGACGACATCATGGGCCTGGAAGGCAAAGACCTTGAGGTGACGAGCTGGAACTGGCGCAGGCACATCAGCAAGGCCAGTGGCAAAGAGATGTTGTCCTGCACCTACTATGGCAGCCTGTCCGACAAGCCCATCACCGAGTACCTGCCGGTGCTGCATGATGGCTATGCTGGAGAGCGTGCGATGCAGCAGCTCTTCAAGATGGCCAACTCGTCAGGTGCACATCTGGCCGAGGCCGAGCGTATGGGAGACAGCGAAGGACTGGAATACCTGGCCGTGCAGATGAGCAACAGCCAGCCGCCCAAGGCCATCGAGTACAAAATGGACGGGAAATTTCACCGTGTTTTGAAGAGGAGTTGGACATGAACACCAGACCACCAGAACCACAATTCCTGCTTGATTACCGCCAGTGGCTGCAGTCTGGGCCGCCGAAGTGCTGTTTTACGTGTGACTCCTACACAAATGATGGAGTCTGCGAGAAGCACCAGATGCGTCCTCCAGATGAGTTCGCAGGCAGTGTTGATGCGTGCGATCAATGGACCGATATGATTCCGTTTTAGAAGGCAACATCATGAAAAAAATCATCGCTGTTGAGTACATCAAGCAGTGTATCGACTATGACGCTGACACAGGTCTGTTTGTTTGGAAGGAAAGACCTCGTGAACATTTCAAAACAGAAAGAGGACACAAGCAGACAAACGCAAGACAAGTTGGAAAGCCTGCTTTTGCCGTTCCTCATAGTGCTGGCTACCTGCATGGAGCGTTGGATGGCGTGCGCATGTTCGCGCATCGTGTGGCATGGGCAATTCATTACGGACACTGGCCTGAAGATGAGATTGACCACATCAACCATGTCAAGACGGACAACAGAATCGACAACTTGCGAGCAACAAACAGATTGGATAACGGCAAAAACTTGTCGAGAAAATCAAACAACAAGTCTGGCGTGAATGGTGTTCACGTCCACTCGAAGACCAAAAGATTCATTGCACAAATCAGAGTCAATCGCCGCGTAATTCATCTTGGCAGCTTTGTGTCACTGCAGGAGGCAGCCGCAGCACGCAGAAAGGCAGAGGAGCAGCATGGCTTCCACAAAAACCACGGCATCTGAGGCAGCGCCTTCAGAACATTTTGAGCAGCGCGAGCTGGTGCGCTGGTTTCGGCAAACCTGGCCAGACGTGCGCATCTTTGCCATTCCCAATGGTGGTGCCAGGAGCAAAGCCACCGCTGGCCGCCTAAAGGCCGAAGGCGTGGCCTCTGGCGTGCCCGATCTGTTTGTGCCTGCCTGGAGCCTGTGGGTCGAGATGAAACGCAGCAAAGGCGGCAGCCTCAGCGCCGAGCAAAAAGACTGGATCGCATATCTCGAAAGTGTGGGATTCTGTTGTATAGTGGGGAAAG